CTGTATCTCAAGCGTTTATCGCTACTGATAAAGACGGTTTAAGCAAAGCCTTTAAAGGCCTAGCTACCGGAATTAAAAGTGGTGATAAAGACACTATAAGGCTTGCAATGACCATCCTACAAGTAGGACGTGTACTGCAAGCTTGGAATAAAGTTGACACCTCAACCATTACCGATGAGTCGAAATTCGACCCACAAGTAATGAAAGGGTTCAACGATTTTGTCCAATTCAAATGTCCCAGATTTCTAAGATCCATTACTGGAAATTGGAAGTCTCCACATCTAACCAACAAAATGGGACCAATGGGTAGAGCTATATAGACATCAGTTGAGGAACTCTTTCACCTACCTTTTGGCCTTAAAAAGGCAATCGGTAAATTAGGAGGACCCGCTCTGACGAAATATAAGAACTACTTGATAAGCGAATTAAAACAAGGTAAAAGAACTGTACCAGGTCTCAAAGCCTCCAAAATTGGAGTACTGAGAAGTCTGAGTATCGTTAATGATACCGAGGGTAAATCGCGAGTCATCGCAATTGGCGACTACTGGTCACAAACATCTCTTAAACCGTTACACAACGCCCTTTTAAGGGCGCTGCTAGGATGGGGAGAATGTGATGTGACCTTTGGTCAGTCAATCGCACCATTTGGTCAACCTGACCAAACTTATTATTCGTTTGACCTCTCCGCCGCAACAGATAGAATACCGAAAGAGTTATACTCCCAGATAATCAATCATGCATACGGCTTTGAGGCTTACAAAGCATGGAAAGCTGTGAAGGTTCAGATACCCTTTAGGTACCAGGGTAGTGATTTTCACTACAAAACTGGACAACCTAAGGGCCTGTACTCTTCATGGACTCTCCTTGCTCACGCACATCACTTACTAGTTCGTTACTCAGCAGCTCTTGTAGAAATACGAGACTTCAGAGACTACCGAATATTAGGTGATGACGTGGTAATAAGAAATGATCAGGTGGCTGCTAGCTACCTTTCAGTTATGACCTCACTAGGTATAGGAATCAGTAAAGAGAAAACACTCGTCTCGAAAGACTCGTTTGAATTCGCTAAAAGATTCTTCTACAAAGGTGAGGAAGTAACGGGTTACCCTGTTTCTTCGCTTAATTCGTCCAATTGGTTGAATTACGTGAATACTATCAGAGTTGCCATAGAAAGAGGCTATTGCTCCAAAACATAGATGGAACCAGACTTCATAAGTTCTCAGTTAAAACTGCTTATAAGCTTGGAGAGTAAAACTAAAGCCATAATGGCCAAAAGTTTTCTTTCTAGACTTGCAAGGAAAGTATTAACTCAGCTTATAGCAAGAAATGAGAATTACCCGGAGAGAACTCGTCTACAAATGTAGGCAGATCTCTGGGGTAAAGAACTCACTTGTGGCAACTATGAATCATTCCGAAAGGAATTTTATCAAAGTATTCATTCAAGAATCTTAAAAGATCTTGATGAATATGTTGCTAAAGCTATGTCTGTCTCATATGAGATAAACAGAGAGCTCATGATACCGCGTCTGGAGCGGACAACTAGATCGGATAAATGGGAGTATCAACTACCGTAGGTATTGGCTCTTAATGAGTCAGTTTCCCTACTGTAGGAGGACTCCACCTCGTTGAACGACTAGATTGAGAAAGCCTCGAAAGAGGGTGTTTCCATTCTTAGTGTTATAATTGAGTGGAGTGAGTCTCGAGACCTAAGATCATTTGATCCTAGAGTTCTTGATACCAACCGTAAAGCAGAAGCTGCATTCCACAAATCATCGACCCAACTAGTAAG